GCAAATCAAAGAGCAAAGATTTGTGCTGAATGTTCTCATGCTAAAAAAGGTATTCATACAGCCATACTTCCAGATTATTCATTTTCAAAAATACAAGGCCACTATTGCGGAATTTGCAAATGTCCGCTTTCAACTAAAGTAAGATCAGTTGAATCCGTATGCCCAGAAAATAAATGGTAAATGCTATACGATAAACTCAAAGAAAAAGAAAATCAAATTAAGGAGTTGACCAGTTTAGGACTTGTCAATCCGGTGTGGATACGAAATATTGAAATATTTGAGTTGTATCAAGAAAAAATTGAAGAAGGTGAAGGCGTTTATGACGCTTATTTTAAGGTTGCTTATGAAATTAAACCTCAAATTTCATGGCAGTCAGTTAAAAAAATTGTTACCGATTTATCGAAATAATGTAATATATTGTATCACATTTCAAAAGTAATACAAATTTCATTTAAAACGGTTTCCTCATATTCTTATAAACTGCATCAACAATAAATGCTCCTACAACAACAGCTATAATAATTATAATTATTTCTGAGAAACTCATTTTATGGTGTCTTTAAAAGATTTCTCAAATTCTGCATCCCTATTAGTCTTAACTTTTTCAAATGGGATATCTCTTCGCTTCTCGTAATTCAACCATTCAATGTAATCATTATAGTCTTTGTCATTTTTAAACTTCCGTCTATGGGCATCAATGTAAGGATTTTTTCCTTTAGGCTTGTGCCCAAAGATCCAGTTTACAGCTTTAATCCAAAGCTTAATTAAAACATAGCCAGTGCAACCAAAAAGTATAATTAGACCCAAAGTAACCATATTTCAAATTTAGTCAAAAAAGCTTAACCATTATAAAGCCACATAGCATTATATCTTTGTTACTCTATTAAAGTAATATATAGTATTACATTTTATGAAGAAAACAAGTTTTAAGGCATTACCTAATTTCTCTCAGCCAAAAAAAGTTGATCGTGAAAACGGCATTTTGAAAGGAGTTGAAATTGCTAAATATGGCAGAAATAAGAATCAATCATTTTTTGATGATAAGTTTTTAACAGATTTAGTTGATAAAGGTAATGACCAAAACCAAGGTGTCAAATCAAGGTTTGGTCATCCAAACATGTGTGCTTCAAGCCTAGGAACTTATGTCGGTAGATATAAGAATTTCAGAGTAAAAGAAAGAAAAGTTTATGCCGATTTATACCTGGACCCAATAAGTAAGAAAAAACAAGTTGAAGGTGGAGGTATATCTATGTTTGATTACATCATGGACATGGCTGAAAGCAATTCCGATATGTTCGGGAATTCAATCGTAATCATGGGCGATGAGTATGAAAATGAAATCGAGAATGAAAACGGAGAAAAAAAATGGGAGACGGTTAAAGTGCTTCATTCACTTATTGCTTCCGATTTAGTCGATGACCCAGCTGCAACGGATGCTTTATTTTCTAATGAAGATGATTTCGGGGTGGCGATGACTGAATTTTTAGATGATAATCCTCAAATTTTTGACATCGTAGCCAATAAGCCAGATGTAGTATCTGATTTCTTCGATAGATATGAGGCCTACCAAAAACGTAAATCAATTAATACAAATATGGACCTATTAAAAAGAATGAAACAAAAGTTCGGCAAGAATAAAGAGGAAGATGAATCTTTTGATGTCGACTTGACACTTGCTACTGGCGATGTTGTTACGGTTGTTACCGATAACGAAACTCCCCAAGTTGGCGATGAGGTTCGTGATCAAGACGGGAATACAGTACCGGACGACAATCACGTACTAAACGATGGAAGCACAATCGTAACCGAAAGCGGTAGAATTACTGAAATTCTTCCGGCAGATGATGGTGGCGAAGGTGAAGAAGGCGAAGAAGAGGAAAACTCTACTAAAGCCTTAGAACAAAAATTTGACACGTTTGCTGAAGACGTTTCTAAAAGCTTAGAGTTTTTAACTGATAAGTTTAAGGAACAAGATACTAGGCTTAACAAGTTTGGTAAGCAAATTACTTCAAAACAGTTTGAAACTCCAAAAGGTGAGCAGAATAAAAACCCAAAAAGTGGTCAAAGCTTGTTTGAAAAAATGCAAGCAGAATTGGACGCTAATAAAAAACAAGATTAGTCATGGCAGTAGACATTAAAACAATTTTTACAGAATTAAATACCGATGATCGTTTAATCGAACAAACTTCTGAAATCATTAAGTCTAAAGTACTTTTTGAAGAAGCTTCTGAATTATTTACGATTGTTCCTGGTATAAAAGGCGGTCAGCAAGTAGCGGCTGCAAAAACACCTGAGTATATCACCAGAGCATCACAAGGATGTGGTGGTAATGCTTTAAATCCTGATATGCCAGCGATTTCACAAAAGTGGAATCCAAAATTGGCTGAAATTAAAATCAAGTATTGTTATACTGATTTTATGGGCTTTTTCACTCAATGGGGTCTTAAGAATGGCTATGCCATAAAAGACCTGGGAGAAACTGAGTTTATGAAATTCATTTATGATTTTGTTTCTGAGGCAATAAAAGCAGATATGCTAAGAATTGCCTTATTGGCAAATGAAGATATTGCCACAGCTGGATATCTTATTGACTCGGCTAAAAATGAGTTTTATGATATTATTCCAAAAGGGCTTATCCCAACACTACAGTACTTCACAACTGTTGGTGCTTTGTCGGACAACTTCGTGCCTCTTTCTGCAAACGTTCAGGCTGATCCTTATAATTTGTCTGCTGAGTATTCAAAAGACTTATTTAGACAGCTTACAAGAGACGTAGCATTTGATCAAGGTCAAATCTTATGTAATGGTAAGCTTTACCAAAATTATGAGGACTACTTTGAAGATCTTGCAGGAGCCGGAATTGAAACTTCAGTAAACAGAATTTTGAATGGTCAAGGAAGATTAAGCCGTGCCGGTGCTCCAATCGTTTACACTCAAGGATTTGATCGTTGGAGAAAAAATGATATTGAAGCAGTTACCGGTGACCCGGGCGTCGGTGAGCCAGTTCACTTTGCAATACACACCGATAAGACAAATCTTCAAATAGGTGTTGATGATCTTAGAAGTCTAGAAGATATGACTTTTGAATACATTGGTGGAGATGATGAACATTTCTACATCAAAGCCAATTATATGATGGATTTCAAAATCCCAAATCCATTCGACTTTAAAGCAGCTATTTAATCATTTGGGAAGTATCAAGATAATAACTCATACTTCCCAATATAAAAACACAATAATATGGCAGATTGCGTAACTAATATTGCAAATAACTTCGCAAAAAAGTGTGGAGTTAAGCCTAGAGCAGGCATCAGAAAGAAGTATTATATAAACTATGAGGATATTGATCATGCAGCTACACAGTTAGCTAATGGCAATAATGTCATTACTGATTTGGTACTTAAAACCGATGCAAAAATTTATGAAGCTGAGGGCAATGATAAGTCTCACAGAGCAAATCATTCTCTTAATGTTGGTGACTTTGGTAATGGTTATGTTCATACCGATGAATTCACTCCTCTATACAATGGACCAGAAGTTCGGGAGGAATTGCAAAAAATTTCAGACGGTAACCGTGTTGTAACTCTCATTCAAAAAGTTGACGGTGGCGAAGCAGGAGAATTAGCTTTTGAAGTTTTAGGCTATGAATCGGGTATGGTAGCAAGCGCTGATGACTGGAATTCAGCAGAAAATTCAGGTACCAGAAATTATGTTGTTGCAACAAAAGAGGGTGAAGAAGAAGCTACGGGAGCTAAGCTTTTCTATAACGAAACTACTCCAACAACAGCTCAAGATTTTGTTGACGCCAACTTATTTGTACCAGCATAATGATTAATGATTTAGATAAATCATTATTGACCTTTCTAGCAAATTCCAGTATCGAGGATATCAAATATGGTAAAGATGATGCTGGAATTAGCTATTTAAAACACGTACATGAAATTCACAAAAACAAGATTGGCGTTATCTGTTCTAGTTGTCCTTATAAACAAGATGGCTATATCAGAAATGTTCAATCCTTCTTAAAAAACCATAGCAAAATGGACAACAAACTAAAATCCAAAGATGAAACTGAATATCAATTAAAGCAAGGTGCTTTAGTGAGATTTAAAGGCAAAAGCTACTCCTCTCATAATCTCACAGATGACATTGCAAAAGAGTTCTTGAGTGAAAACAAAAACCGAAAGGTTTTATTTGTTAAACTACCAAAAAACTGGGAAGCAAATATTAATGAGTTATCCGAAGCTGATGCAGGGGCAGAGAAAAGCACCGAAGCTGATGCAGGGGCAGAGAAAAGCACCGAAGCTGATGCAGGGGCAGAAACCAAAGAAGAAAGCCCTAAATCAAAGTCAACTTTTGAGCAAAGAAAAGAAGAGCTTGACGAATTGCATTGGAAACAGCTGTCTGATTTAGTCGAAGAGCTAGGTCATGACTATTCATTACTGAAAAAGGATAAGTCTATTGAGGTTATCCTACAAAATGAATATCCAGAAGAATTTTCTGAGGAAAAGTAAATTGATTAAATGAAACTTAGAAGTGAGGTCATAAATCCATATAATGAAAACAATGTTAAACGGGAAGTTTTCAACAAATCCATGGGTATTATATTCAATGGCGAGGACAATTTACGTCCTATTGTTATTGAAAACTTGTACGACTCCTCTCCTACTGCAGGCCAAGCAGCATGGATTTATGGCTCATTTTTAGTTGGTGGTGGTTTTGAAGTTGACTTGTCAAAAGTCAATCTATCCAATAGTCTTTGGTATTTCCGCAACCTCAATCATTTACTTTATTCAACTGAAGATAGTTTATCAAGGCATCAAGGTGTGTTTATTCATGTCGGTTACAATGCAAATTACGAAAAAACAGATTTCAAGGTAGTTCCTTACACGCTTTGTCGTCTTGGCAAAGCTGATTCAGAAGATTACTCAGGCAAAGTGATTGTATCTACTCAAGGTTGGTCAAAGTATTTAAAACCTAAAGATGAATGCATCAAAGTTTATGATGCCTATAACCCGGACCCGAAAATAATTGATAAGCAAGTAGAGCGTGATGGTGGTTGGGAGAATTACAAAGGTCAGATCATGTACTTTAAATTTTCTGATAAGTATCATTACTCCGTATCAATGCTTGAAAAGGCTTATTTGTTTGCTGATGTTGAGCATCATCTTGGCAAATACTATTCATCAACTGTTAAAAGAAACTTTGAAAATTCGCACATTATAAGACACAAACCGTTTGAAAATGATGACGATTTTAGAGATTTTAAAAATAATATCACCAAAATTTCAGGAATAGACAATGCATCATCAAAGCTTGTAATTGAAGATGAGTGGGATGAAATCGACAAAGAAGGTTCTTTAAAAATTGATGAAATTAAATCTGATATTAAGTCTGATAAATATAAGCATTTTGAAGAATCATCTTCAAATTTCATTAGAAAGGCTCACAAAAACATCCCACCTCAATTGATTGATTATGTTTCAGGTAAACTTGGCAACACTTCAGGTGAAGATTTAATAAAGGCACAATCAATTTATAATGCTTCTATTTCAAAGGATAAGGAAATGGTTGAATTGTTATTTCAAGAGTTATTTAGAAATTACAAAGACGACATAAATCCAACTCAGAATTGGAAGATCAAGCAATATAGCCTATTAAAAGATGGAACTGTAAATGCTTAATTATGCAATTGAAAATAGATAAATCATATGTTTCGAACTTACTGAATGTTGCCATCGGTTATGATGAAACCGATTTCAATAAATTCATCAAAGAAGCTATTGAATTTGATATTCAAGAATTGATGTGTGAGGAATTTTTTAATAAAATATTTTACGAAACTGAATCACCTGAAATTACTAAACTTTTAGAAGGTGGATCATATTCTCATGAAAACAAAACTTATCATTTCAGAGGACTTAAAGACGTAATAGCTTATTTCACTTATGCCCGGTTTGTAATGAATGCAAATGTTTCAAGTACAAGCCATGGCTTCGTTCATAAAACCACACCACATTCAGAACCTCTAGATTTCAAGGAAAGAAAAGATTACAAAGAGAAATACAGAATTGAAGCCAATAAGCTTTTTAATCATATTGAACGATTTCTTAAAAGGAAATTTGAAGATTACCCAACATATAAAGAGTGTGTAAGTGGATGTAAAAATAACTCAAGAAGAACCTTTAAAACGAGAGTAATACAATGATGTTTTTAGAAATATTACAACATATAGAAAAACATTCAGAGGAATATAAAATAGCTTTTCTTAACATATTTGCTTTAGGAGTAAGCTTTACAAATGTGAAAGATGTACTGCAGATAATTCTATTGGCAGTATCAATAGTTTACACTATTTATAAAGTTATTGAAATTAAAGAT